TTGTACTTTTGTGCGGTTAAGAGTTATCCTTCTGATAAATAAAAAGATGCGGGCGCACAATATTTGTACAACTTAGTACAACGCCCGCACTATTTTTACTTCATTAACAAATCCCACCCGGCTTCAATATCTGTCATGACTGCGGGAACTCCGTTTTCTACTTGGCTGATGGCCGCGGCAAAGGCACACATTGTGGCTTTGTCATCGATGTCTGGAATATAAGTAGACGGTACCTGCATTTCACTGCATACACGGGTAATGTATCCTGATGTATTGTTTTCACAAGGTGGTGCATATCTGTTTATAAACTCAGCAATAGTTTGTTGGTTATGTAGTTTCCGGTAGTTTTGCAGTAACTTGATCAAAGCACGATAGCCGTATGCCATCGAAATAAATTGCTTAAAACTTTTGTCTTGGCTGGGTACAATCTCACCTTGCCATTTATCCCGGTCATGTCTAATATTACCGGGATTGTTGTTTCGTAATCCTCTACTCATTTTTTTGTTTTTCTAATTATTGATATTATATCTACGATGCCTTTGTCACCCCAATATTAATTGGGTGCGATCTTATAGACAGTATGATTCGTAATAACCGTACTGCTCTTTTAGTCAATAAACTCTTCGTACAGTACCTCCATAAAATCGGCACTTTTCATTGTGCCGGGAAAGATCATATTCTTACCGTTATAGGGCATACACAGGTCAAGATTATAGCTCTCAGCGGTATTGACATTCAGAATTTCATCGAACTCTTTCTGAGTGAATTTCTTTTCTTCCATCTCCACCTCTTCATCCAACTTCTCAGATTTGAAGTTAGTGACCTCTTCCATATACTTGTTGAAAATCGGCATGAAAGTTTCATGCTTGTCGTATTCCTCTTCGGTGAGGACAGATTTTAGCATTTCAGGAGTAAGGTTACGAATGTCCTTATCTCCACGAGCCTTATTTTCCAGTTCGTCTATTTCCTGAAGCTGTTTATCATACCCCTCCGGCTTCAACCCCTCACGGGCTTCCTTTACATCCTCTTCAAACTGTTTGCGAAATTTGCCGTAATAAATACGGGTCATCATCACTTTAGATTTGAGTTCTGCCGACAGCTCCTTATCTTTATAAGCAAGAAGAACGGCTTTCAGGATGGATGCTTTCTTTATTGCATCACTGAGTTTCACTTTCACGATTTTCTTTTCTGTTTTTGTTTCTTGATTTTCCATTGATTCTGTTTTAATGTTATTCTACGATAGTGTTAAATATCATACCGGATACGGCCTGTTCAACAGCTTTCTCAAATTCGATACCGGCTGTCAGAGCCTGGTCCCGTTCCGGTTCATTCTCCTCAGATGGATTGACCATATCGTTCAGTCCACGGGTAACCGTAAAGGAATACTTGAAAGGTGCCATGGCGTTCGAATCTGTTTTTTGTACGGAAGCGTCAATGCGCTTGATCCGTTTACTGTCGTTATAGACTTCGACCGTTCCGGATACTTTAAATCCGTTGATCTCTTTCTCCACTTTCATTGAAGTGGTTACATTACTGATTTTTGTTTCTTGATTTTCCATTATTCTAATTTATTTGGCTCTAAAGAAGATAGAACCGGATTGATAATTGTCTCCTAAGTATCTCGCTGTATAGTTTACATAGTTATTTTGAGAAGTCTGTACACGAGTAAATGATTGAGAGTTGAATGTATACGACTCTCCCTGTGACAGCATTTCTCCGATCGGAGCAGGAGATAAAGACTCACCCATACCACCGAGGAAAGCACCAATCGGATCAGACTCAAGGAATACTGAGAATCGGGCTTTCTCCCATGCTCCTTTAATAGACGTAAATGTACATTCCAAATGATATTCATTCGCAAAGTCATTAACGACCTTATAATCAAATTTAAAGCTGTTCGGTACAGGCTTGGCAAGGGTCTTGACCATGTAAGCTGTCTCTAGAGGACCCTGATTCATTGAAAACAGAGTCACATTTATACTACTGTAAGACTGCTCTGAAGCTTCAGCATAGGAAGCAACCATATAAACATCCACTTTACCGTCCGGCCAATTCGGAACATCCAACACCACTGCATATTCTTGTTGCTGCATCTCCATAACGGACCTGTTCAGTGTACGGAATCGAAGTTCTCCGTTTGCCTGGTGCCTTACCACCACACCCATATAAGCCCTGCTGATATCAGCTATATTATTAATGGATATCTCAGCATTCTGCTTTAGCAGGATGGAGCATCTGAATTGCGAATTGGGATACAGGCCGGGGTCCGGATGCATCGAAAACAGATGTGGGGCTTTAGGATTATAGCCTGCATAATCTGAAATTCTCAACGGACTGCCGCTACCGCCGGGAAAATCCCATGACCAAGGAGACATGGGGGAACCCACAGCCGGAAGAGAGCCGGCCGGAGGAAGGATGATACCGAAATTCCCATTATCAGCTTTCCACCAGGCATCGGCATCCGTTACAAACTGTTTGTTGAATTTAACGGGCTTCTTCAAAGAGAAGATGTTCACATTCGCCCGGACCCCAAAATAATCGCTTGAATTGTCCCCGACGCTACCACCGTTTGCGTTCAGGGTATCACGGATGTCCAGGTTAGTAAACCGGGCAGGAATGACATTATAAACAGCCATCCTCACCTCCTTTCCTAAGGAAAGTAACACTGCCAGACAAAGCGATATCGCCAATTTCACCGTTATAGACATAATCACCTTCAATTAGTTTTTCATACTCAAAATCTTCTTTCTTTTGTTGTAAGGAGATTTTACCCCCCCCCGTTTTGTAACCATATTTTACAATAAGGTTACCTTCAATAAATAGTTTTACTCTTTCCATATCATTCAAATCTAAAATAGCATGTAAAACGATAATAATCATTAGCAGGAAGGGCCGGAACATCCGGCATAGAGACCGGTGTTCTGAAGTTGACGGACTCACCTGCCATCCAGTCGTTTCCTAAGCGTGTCGGTGTAGTGGAAGATGTTATGCTTTGTGCTTTCTCGGCAACAGTAACACCGTCACTTGCACGGGTCGCAACGACTTTTACAGACTTTAAATAGTAATTATTGTCCAGTCTGCTTATTAAGCGGCCCTCTTGAAAGAGACTTCCGGAGTTGATAATCGCCGTACCGATTAAAGATATCTTTCTCGCTTCGATAATGCTAAGTCCAAGGATGCCGAACGAGTAAACATCGGCATGCGGGGTGACAATATCAACGGTCGACTCATCAAAACCGTCCTCTGCGTTCAAGCTGTAATAGGATTGTGTCGTTTCACCCTGCCAGGATGGAACCTGCGATGTACAGATGAATACCTTTATCCTGACTCCCGTCTTATCTGATTTCAAGAGCTCGCAATCGGATATGTTCAGTGTCACCCCTCCATTGAAAATTGTAACCGAAAGCGTTTTAATAAGCGTCCGGTTTCCGTATGTGACAGCACATCCCAAATATGAATTAGAGGGGAATATATCGGCCGGGACAATATTGTATGTTGAATCAAGTGATTTCAGCATCAACTTCACAACAGTGGCACTGCCGGAAGCAAGGATAAGTCCGGAGGGAAGCATGGTAGTGAATGGTACGGTAGCTTCCGGATTGTATCCGGCAAAATCACCGACACGCAGGTTGTACGATCCCTGAACAGGTATATCATAGGTGTAAGTTCCGGTCAGTAGCGCAATATCCGCTGCACGGGGGACATTGATACCGTAGTTTCCGGAATCGGCACGGAACCAGTTCGGGTCCTCCGTATTAAACATGATATTTCTTTTCACCGGTTTACGTTTGCTCCACATGTTAATGTGTGCAGCAGCAGAGAAATAGTTAAGCGAGTTATCGCCCACACTTCCACCATAAGCGTTCAGGGTATCGCGGATATCCAGGTTAGTAAACCGGTCAGGGATTCGATTATATACCGCCATTAAGCAGCCCTCCTTTCTAATTGTTCAATTCTGTTTCTCAATTTGATATTTTCCTTTTCCAAAGCATACATTCTCAACTCCGTGTCTGACTTCCATTTATAGTCTGAAAGGAGATGATCCCGGAGGAACCGGGCTGCATGCACTGCGTATACATAAGCGCAGACAGCATAGTCCATCGTTTTAAAGTTACTCGTATCATGAGTCAGTTCCGGAAGGATCTGCTCGGTGTACTGAGCATAACCACCCACATGGAGAAGCCCGTCACGATCTCTCTTCTTACTGTTCCAGCGGTAGTAGATAGTGGGTGAGTCTGCGATCTGATCCAATTGCAGGGTTACTTCACCCAGATAGGTTTTATAACGTGAGTCGGAGCCCCAGGTTGAATAACCGGAGACATAGTGGTTACCGGTAAAACTCCAATTACCGCCGCCATAGTCCATGATATAGGATTTTCCAGAACTGGAATTGGTTGAGGTTGATGTTCCCCACCACCAGTACATGTGATCATTGGAGTGTACACCGATACCAAAGGTATTGTCAGAAGCCCTCACTTCTATTCCTCCATGGTCTGACCTGCCCTGGAATACAGCATACACATTAAAACCTGATGCGCCTGAGCCGCCATAGATACCACTTACAGCAAGACCGCCATTAGTACTCAGGTGACCACCGGCATAAATCCTGCCACTTGCGTTAATACCTCCGGCGGTATGGATGGCATCGGAAGAAGTACTGCTGACATAGAACTGCTTACCGTTATAGACACGTACCCAGGTCGAATCTGTCATGTGGATACCACCGCCATAGGATTCACAATAGAATCCATTACTTCCACCGGCCCTGACCCAACCGGCAGAATATATGTCTGATGTAGTGCTAATCCTTCCGTTTGCATTTAAGGTACTGCAAGTCCAGGCAGCAGAAGAATGGTTTGAGTTATAACCGGTCCATATATGGTACATTGTGCCATAACTTGTAGCGTGATATTTTTGACTGCTTATATAAATAAGAGGAGCACCACCCCTTGAAAAATGCAAAGCACACATATCCGGAACATCAGTACCACCATATCCATTAATCCATAAAGTATCGCCCCAATATGAATCAGGATTAACGCCTGTCATAGCTACTTTGACCCCCATACTATTATTGAAATAGGTTTGAGGATTCGCCTGTTGTCCGCCGACATAGTTCGGAAGTATAAATGTGGCAGATGCAGAATTACCCATAAAATGGTTACCATACACATAGTTCCATAAGTGCCCGGCATCTCCCAAGCTATAGGTAGAACTACTATAAGGTAATACACTTCCATTCACAAACAAGCTATTAGCAAAATATAAACTTCTCGCAGGTTTAGTAATGAAATGTACATATGAATCATTTTCAGAGCCTATTTTGATTTCAATACCATTATACCTGGAATAAAGGAAACCCGCATCAGCAATAAGGTTACCTGCATAGACATTTCTATATCCAGAACTATCTTTAAATCTAAAATTACCCCCATTGTCTAATTCTAAGTGACATCCTACAACTCCTGGTTGATGAAATCCGATAGAAGGAGATATAGTAGAACCATTGCCATTAATCATTAGAGATGCTTTTTCATAAGTGACTCCACTTGGCTCTCTAAAGTAACAATTAAATAATCTTCCATTAGTATATCCCCAATAACCAACTTGCTTAGCATTAGACCTAAATTCTATAATTCCATCAGCTTGCCAATGTAAACCAGTATCGCTGTCTCCAATAGCCAAACTAACAGAAGGACCACCTTCATTGTTATTTGTTCTATTAATAAATAGTTTTCCATCTGAATCAAGAGTCATTCTATATCCATTAGTTCCAAACCACCAATCGAAACTATAAGCATTTCTGATACCGGCACCTACAGTCCATAAAGGTTTATCTGCACCTACAGCTGTATTATTATTGTAATAGCTAATACTTGATTCTTGACCATTTCTATTAACGACCCCTAATTTGCCATAAGATGAACCACTGTATCTCACAAATATACCTTCCTCACTGGTTCCGTTACATCTGATTTCATAGTTGCCAAGTCCTCCTCCAAGGCCAGATTGAGTGCTTTTAGCTACTGCAACATGGAACATTCTATCAGCACTTGCTTGTTGAATATATCCCCAGTCTTCTCCTTTAATATCAATGGCCTTTCTATTTAATATTCTAATAGTTCCTATTGTACCAAGTCCAGTTCCAGATATATCACTTCCAAGTTCAACGACAGAATTTTTTATTTCGGTGTTAAATACCTCTCCACTCTGAGAATTGAAATACTTAACATAAAACGGTAATCCTGTAGTACTTATATCATATATAAGGGTTTTGATACTATCTAAACTTGCAGCAGACGCCCATTTAAGACCGGCATATTTAACTCCATTATAAGTAAATGTACAAGGCTTTGGAGCATCTTCACCTTCATTTATACCATAGCCATTGTATAATACGCCAAAGTTAACATTTGTTTGATTGTACCTTTTGATAACATTAAATTGTACAGAACCATTGGGATAAATGCCATTTCCTCTTCTGTAAAACATAGTACCGCTTGCATAATTATATTCAGAATCAGCAGGACTAAGTTTACATAAAGCAACTACCCACCACCCATAGTCTGAATATATATTTTGTCCCTCAAAGTAAGGAGTTGCAACTTTATTACAATCTTCAAGAAAAGCTATACCTTTCCAATCAGTAGCCCAAGAAGAACCTTTGCCATCCCTATAATATAATCTATTATTAGTGTTATCTGTTGAAGAAGGCCCAACAAGTTCCCAGGTAGCATAACCTTCTCCCCAACCTTTCACATGAATACCTGACCACCAGTTAGAGGATGGCATGCCAGACATATGAAATAAGCCACTAATATTATAATTATCATAAGAGGTTGGAAGTATTGTGTCATTTCTTCTATCAATAACTCTTAAGTAATTAGATTTACTTGAATACTGAATACTGTTTTGGTCACCACCATACGCTAATGCATAAAGGTTGGAATCCAGACTACCATCAGCTTTGAGAAATTGTGATGCGGTTCCATTAGGTGTTTTCTGATATAAATCAGGCAGTGTGATGACTCCGTTAGCCGCTTCATAGAGTGTGCCATTCAACATTATGTTTCCACCACCGCCACTTCCACCGCCACCGATAACGGAAAGTTTGCCACCTTCTTTCGACAGAGTGGCCGGGTCATAAGGTAGCAGGTCGAGAAGGGTCGGAGCAGTATAATCGCCCACCGCATTCCAGGTTGTGCTACCTGTGATCAACAGGTTACCATCCAGTTTCCAGACTTTATGTGTCGGATCGTAATCGAGCAGACCACCGTTTACCTTCAGACCGCCGATGAAATTCTTTTCACCGGTAATCTCCTGAGCACCGGCAAGGGTGACGAAGGTATTCAAACGATCCTGTAAACCATTGATTTTGCTAATCTCTAAAGTGGGGATATCAGAGGCTATCAACCCTGATGCGGACGTTGCACGACCATAAGCGTCAACGGTGAGCTTAGTGTATGTACCGGCCTTTATTCCGGAAGGAGAAAGGGACAAGGTACGATCCGCAGACAAATCACCACCCCCGGAAAGACCGGTGCCGGTAATAATGCTACGGGTTTTATCCGCTTTGACAGATAGAGCAGTAGCAAGGGTATCCGTTTCGGAGAATCCGGCCAGGAACGCTTCAAGTTCCTTCCATTTGTTGATTGTCGAGTCGGTATCTGATCCGGTGAGAAAGGTAAGCAGGGTATTGGCTATCTCTGTAACATTGCGATATCCTTCCGTAGTTGGAAGACCGGTTCCTTTCAGAGCATTAAGGTTCGTATGTACAAAGTTCTCTGTTGCATATCCGGCAAGAGCTGTATCCAGATGTGACTTGTCGATCTGTTGAGAACCACTTTTCAAGAGCGCGGTCCACATGGAGGATTCGTCGAAGCTTGAACCGGCACTGCCGATTACTGACAGCCGGCCACCCTCTTTTGACAGGGTAGCCGGATCATAAGGCAACAGATCAAGAAGGGTCGGAGCTGTGTATGTTCCATTGTCCCAGCCGAAAGTGATATTACCTGAGATCAGCATATTACCGTTCAGTTTCCAAACTCTTTCGGTCGGATCGTAATCGAGCAGGCCACCGTTCACTTTCAGTCCGCCGGTGAAATCTTTTTCACCGGTAATCTCCTGGGCACCGGCAAGGGTTACAAAGTTCTCTCTGACGAAGGTCTCCGTAGCGTAGCCGGTAAGAGCGGAGGAAGTGATATAGCCTTTATCTGTGACAAATTTCTCTGTCGCATATCCGGCAAGAGCACCGGACAAATGTGACTTGTCGATCTGCTGAACACCTTCTTTACTGAGGACTCCCCACATGGCCAATTCATCAAAGTCAGAACCGGCATTGATCACAGACAGTCGGCCGCCCTCTTTTGACAGGGTAGTCGGGTCGTAAGGGAGCAGGTCGAGAAGAGTTGGTGCGGTGTATGTGCCATTGTCCCAACCGAAAGTAATGTTACCTGAGATCAGCATATTACCGTTCAGTTTCCAAACTCTTTCGGTCGGATCATATTCTATCAGACCACCATTTAAAGTTAACTTTTTTAGGAAAGCTTCGCCTTTTTGCGTGATTCTGTAGGGATCATCCCCGCTGCTAAATTCGACACCTCCCAGAAGACGAAGTAAAAAATTGGTTTCGTCTATCTGCTTTTTACTGATAAAGATATCTTTTAAACCATCAGTAGAAACTTTCTTTAATCCTTCATTCAACCAGTATAGCACTTCTGCCACATGCCGGTTAGAGACACTGTGCTTGAGTACTGCTTTGTCAATGTAGTCAATGAGTTCATCTATAATTTGTTGCTGATCGGCCATATCAATTAAATTGAGGTGTGAACTGTTCGGTATGTATACGGGGATTTCCTATTTCGTCCTCTGAAAGTGATCCGGTGTAGCGAACATCGGAGTCAACGAAATGAAGAGTCATTTTAATACTTTCCGGTACAGTGGAGCGTATGGCATGGGTGAGGTTGTCGGCTACGGCATTTACCCTGATGTTTCGTCCGGAAAGTCCGAGCATCTTTATGTCATCGGAAGCAAGCATATCCATTAAATGCACAAGCTCTTCGGTATTGCGATATCCGGATTCGACCTGAAGCTTGTCACGGGCAGACTGTCGCTCGCGGGCCTCGATATAGTCATCAATGCTTTCATCGTAAATCTGATAAGTGGAGTCGGACTCTATTTCAGACTCGATGTTACCGATACCGGTGACTTCAATGCGTTCATAGGCTCCATAGGAGTTGAGAAATTCAAGTAAATAACGTTCACGGGATACTGTTCCGGGAGTGATGACAATAGTACAACTTTTGATTGATCCGGAATAGATATCGAAAACAGAAGCTAACTTTTGATTAGTTTGAAACAGTTTTTGCCGGAGCCGATATAGGTTAAGGGCTACCGGCTGTCCGGCTGTTCCGGACAAAGAGGTTTCAATGCCGGCTGCAACTATTTTTAATGCACCATCCGGATAAAGGAAAGGAATAGGTAGGAGTTCGGTTTCTCGGATGGTGATGATCCGCCCGTTGGTACGGGTGGTTTTGAAGAAATTGACCGATGAATTGAGCAGCTTCCAAGTGAATATATTGCTATTTTCATCTAACAGACGGCGTAATAGCCGCTTGCTGATGCCTCCGATAACTGCTTTCAGAGAAAGAGTTTTAGTTTCTCCCTGGGTGTTTTGGACACTAATGGCAATATCTGTAGCTGAAGTAGAATCGGCCAGTAATATATCAGTGGATTCGTTAAGCAGATGTTTGGGACTGAGAATACCTGAAAGGATATCCTGAAGAAAAACAGAGAACTCACCTTCACCACTTCCGGAAAAGATGGTGCGGTCGGCCTGACGAATAATGTAGCTGACTACTGAACTGGAGTTTATAGTCAGCTTGATGGGATTTCCGGCTAAAGCGATTGTAGACGGATATATGTTTGCTGTTAAACTCATAGTGCATTGTAATTAGTTTGTATAATGGTACCGGACACAGAAGAGGTCGCAGAGCAATACAATGCCAGGAACTCTTCCCGTTCCGGAGTGGGGGTGGTGATGAAACGGAAAAATTCATCGGTTGTAGCCCCGGAGGAACTTGTAAATTTCCGGTAAGCGGCAAGCAATGCAGTTACATTGCTTGTCTCAATTGCTGCTGTGATGGTCTTATCGTCATTCATGTTGCAAATATGATGTTTTGATCATGTGCGGCAAAGGACAACTAAAGCAGTTCTGCTTTAACGGAAAGCCCGTAAGTAATGGCATAGTGTACGCCTCCGTATTCTTTATCTTTCCAGATGATATCACCTTGAGATGTCTGACCATTGGGAACCCGGACCTTATAGTAAAGGTCGAAACTGTAATTGATTTCTTTGATGAAGAACTCTTTGCCAGCTTCATAATCTTCTTGAGTCGGTACAGTAAATGGTATCTCAATATCCGAAACCTGATCACTTACCTCGTTTTTACGTAGCACTCCGAGCCATTGCGCCGGTGGGGTAATAGCCTTCTTCCACTCCTCGACTTGTGCCCGTATCTTGAGTTCTACTATGTTTTCACGATTATTGTGAAATGCCCATTTGTAGAGTTGCTCAATCGTTTGTATTCCTTGCTCTGCATCCAAATCTAAATCGGTTTTCCCGACAGGAATCAGGAGACGAAGGGTACGAAAACGGACAATAGCCGGACGTGAAAGAAGTTTAGGTAATGTATAGCGCACTGTATCAAGCAGTAATCGTTGACCATCTATATTGATCGTTTGACTGAAATCAATATTGAGTAATTGAATTGGATTCAAGTGTACGGGAACTTCAACCGTATGATTGGAATGTCGGAGAATAGCGTCAAATCCCTTCCAAAAACGGGAGAACAGGCCATTATCACCAATAAAGGTCATGGAGATATCGAACGTGTGACCGTTGATGACAATAGCTTCACCGCCGGGTGTGTAACATCTTGGCGATCCATAGGGGTAGGGAGTGGATGCACGGGGCATGGAAAAGCAAAAGCATAGAGGAGTTTGGGTGTTTTGCTCCTCTGCCAGTTCTACGCTGGCGCTGGAGATATTGGTATATTTGTGTACTTTTCCAAGGAGATAGGCAGGACAAACCGGTTGGTCATCGGGGTAAGAACCTTTCATCGGCAGGCATTCATCAATAGAGGATATCTCCATATAGCTAATGTCCGCACCTTTATCCCAGGGAAAGAAGTCAGAGCTACGGGCTTCACGAATTCCGGTCAGATTGTTGCGGACGTAATAAAATCCATCCCATAAGGAATAAGTGAGATACCCTTTTGCTGTGTTATTTGACAAGACATGCCCAAAAGGTTTAAGAAATTTGTCGAGTGAATCGCTGGTAGGAGCAGCTACTAAATTGGTATAAGGACCGGAGATATTGGTCGATGCGGAGAGCTTGAGTTGCTGTGCAGCGGCGTAGTTAATGACAGGACAGGCCGACTTGAGCAGGGACCAATTCAGTGAGGGCGGAGCTGAGATGATATCTTTGATAAATTTGAGATTAACGGTTTTATTTTTTCCATCGACAAAATACACCATACCAAAGCGGCAGTAGAGGGCTTGCAGGAACTCGTTAATCGTGCAATCGGGTAGAAGGTCAGAGTAATCAATGAAACCCTTGACTATGCTGTCGGCCATGTTGTTCAGAACTACCAGACGGGAGAGTTGACGGTGGGTTGAAAATGGATTTTCAAGGACCGTATAACCGTACCGGACGAATATAAAATTGAGTATCCAAGACACCTTTAAAAATGGGCTGATGGCATAACCTTCGGGAACGGAAGTAAGGACGGGTTCGTTATTGATAAGGAATGTTTCCTGTCTGGCAGCTCCCTGAAGGAAATAGCTACCATTCTCCGATTTAGCTATCTTGTTGATGTATTCCGGGTAGTAGGTGGTAGTTTCCGTATCGTCCACGGTCGTTGTATGTGATGGCATGGACACACAAATGGGAAAAACGGAAAGAGCATCGTCTACGATTGTTTCATTCATAATAGAATTGAGCAGGCTGATGACTCCGGTTGTTCCTCCTTCGGGACGAATAACCGGAGCAGAGAGGGAACGGAGTGAAACAGCATTCCATTCCGAGTAAAGTTCAGACTCGTCAAAACCTATATTGGATACGATTCCTCCGGATTTGGAGGCTTGTGTGATGTTCATCTTACCTATTCGGTTGTAGACACCATCGGAGACGGTGACACGGGTATCCGGGGCAGGGGAGTAGGTACTATCCGGACGATGGACATGGGTGATCAGTGAAAGGTTGTTTCGGGAGGCAGGAAGCGTGGCAGGTACGGATTGTGAACCACGTTCGTTGTAAATAGGGGAGGTGTCTTCGATCTCGATGCTGAAATCGTTTTGAAGATCGAATATTCCTAATTGATTTTTTATCTTGAGTGACATGTATTATTGTTTTTTACGGGTGAATGGTTCCTTTGATTTATCTGCTAATTCTTGTGCTTCGTTGAGCTCGCGAAGCACGATGTATGCTTTGAGGTATTTAAGTTTCTCAATCAGTGCATGTAACTCTTTGATCAGTTGAGCCAAGTTTGCTTCCTTATCAGTCGGTGAAGAAGTTGTCTGAGAGATACGGGAAGTACTGTTACGGATCGGATCGTAATTGCCTTCAGCACGCTGGGGAACTCGGCCACTGCGGGCATCCTGAATGGCTTGTACGACAATGGGGTAATTAATGTGGTGCTGAAGACGGGAAAGATCTTCGGCATTGATGATTAATTCTGCTCCGGATTCGGATATCAATGAGGTACGGCGGACGATTCCGGTCGGTGAATCACCTATGTAGGGAACATCCCGATAGGTCCGGCCATCATCTTCACCAATGACATCGTATCTGCCGGATGCCCATTGCTTGACTTGTACCTGAGCAGTTTTGGTACTGTCGGTATTGTTATCGGTCGCGGAAGTGGAAGAACTCCCCCTTTTAATCAGTCCTTTGAGCGTTGATTTTGCAGCGGCCAATGCTCCCATGATCAGTCCGGAGAGAACTGCAGCACGGGCTGCACCAGTTGCTCCAAAGGTTGCAACAGAGTCGGGCATGGCATAGGCTTCGGCAGCGGAACGGGCTACAGCCCCGACAGCTACACCCGTGGCCTTGGCTATTTCAATATCAATCATCTGGCTCAGTACATCGAATAGGATATCGAGCATGGTATCAGCAAAGTTCTGCAGGGCATTTTCTTGACCTGATATCATTTGTCCGAGGGTATCGCCGATCTGTTCACCGTATTGCCGGTACTGTTGTGCCTGTTCGGTGAGCCTTTGTTTCTCCTTCCTGGCCAGTTCGTCTTTTTTCTTTTGAGCTGCATCTTCAAGTTTCTTCCGCTCTTTCTCTTCATCTTGAAGACATTTTACTTTAAAGTCGAGTAGTTGTTGTTCAATAGTGCGCCGTTGATCAGCGTCGAGATTAGCAATTTTGAGAACACGTTCCAGGTGCATGATGGTGAGATGCTCCATGGCTTCATTGTACTCTTTCTCTGTTTTCAGATTTTCATCCTTACCGGAAACATAGAGATGTTTTAGGTCCTTTTGTTGGTTTTCATAAAGTGTCTTTTCTTCAGCGAGCTGTCGGTTCATCTGCTCTTTTTGCTGTTTAATTTTGATATCGTTGATTCGATTTTGAGCATCAATACCTTCTTTACTTTTTGCACCGGCTATATTAATGATACGTTGCTGATGTTCTAATTCGAGGGTTTCCATCCGCTTATTGAACTGCTGTTCGGTTTGCAAGGTTTCGTCCTGGCGTTTGAGATAGGCTTCTTTAAGTTCCGACTGGTGTTGAGAGTAGAGCTTGGCTTCTTCTTCAAGCCTCTTTTTAAGAAGGGCTTTGGCTTTCTCTTCATCAATTATGGGAGTTGTTATTTTGTTATTTGTAGTTTCTTCATTCGCTTTGTTGACCTCCTCTATGGCTAAAGCTGATTCACCTATCTCTTTGGTTATTTCATCTATTTTCTCAGAAATTGAGGATAAATTTTTTCGCGTTTCATTAAGAGTTTCTAATGCTTTTCCTTCTTTTTCTGTACCAAAAAGTCTGGAAATTTTAGCTGTAAGGCTATTCCGATTATATCCTTGTAAGGTATTGGTTTGGCGAATCTTCCAATATTGATCACTTTGGGTTTCTTCATCTTTTTCCAGTGTACGTTTCTGGGCATAAAGATTTTCAAGTTCTTGCTGTGCTGCTTTTAACTTGATTTGCTTTTCAAGTTGTACCAGATAATCTTTGATTGCGTCTGTATTGTTTTTCGTTAATGTTCCTTCATCGGTTAGTTGGGCATTGTAGTCTGGAATGATTTCTTTTAGATCATTTAAAGCCTTTCGACGAACATCAAGCGCAATTCCATTATCATTGATGACAGCAGTCAAAGCACGTATCTTCGATTCTTGTTGAATAAATGATTTATTGGTCTCTTCATTTACTTTTTTTATTCCTGATACAGAATCTTTCAATTCATCGTTTTTCTTTTTTAAGTTTATGAGGTAGGCTATAGCTGTGGCCGCGACTACGGCTATTATACCATAGGGGTTTGTCATCAGCTCTTTCTTAATGGCTTTTAAAGACTTTGCAATATTATTATTCCAAAATGTAACGACTTTACTGATTATTACATCAGAGTTCTTAGCAGCTGTGTAAGCTATAAGGGCAATGGTCAATAACGTAATTGCCCTTTTGTTTTCATTGATGAAGTTTAATAGTTTAATGAGTTTTCCAGTCCAACTGACAGCACCATTTGCTGCTGATATGAGGGCAGGATTGAGCTTTTCTAATAATTCAATACCAAGTTCCTGCATGCGGTTTTTGGCTTGCGATAGTTTAGCTGCCGCTGTTTCTGATTTTGTGGCGGCCTGTTCCATGGCTACGGACGTACCGGTGACTGCCTCAGTGTAGTATTTTACCTTATCGGCTTCATTGATAAGTACGGAGGCCACATTATATCCTTCTTCTCCAAATTGCTTCTTAATCTGGGCTGCTGAGAGTTGCTTTTTCTGAAGGTTATCCAAAGCTTTCTCTAAACCAACGATTTTGGGATTTGTATCGTCTGCTCCGGTTTGTAGGGTAAGGAAGAATTTCTTTAAACCGGTACCGGCTATTTCGTCTTTGATACCTTTTTCGGCCAATGTTTCAATAGTACCCACGAGCTGTTCGATAGGAATTTCGGCAGAGGCAGCAGCTACTCCGGATTTGGTAACGGCTGTGGTGACGGACTCTACGGCTGCCGCTCCATATTTAGAGCCGGCGGCCATGACGTTTGCATAGCGTGAAGCTTGGTCGGCACCATCACCGTATTGATTAAGAGAAAGGGTTACGGCATCGACTGCATCCTTCAGGGTCATACCTGATGCAGAAGCTAATATAAGGGTCTGTTTTGTCACCTCGGCCAAAGCTTCTTTGTTGTCAAGAAGTTCGGGCTTGGCAGAGCCTACCAATTTGTAGGCATCAAGAATTTCCGTTGCGGACTGTCTAATGCGAATGCCGGATTCGGTCATTGTCGTTGACAACTGGACAGCTTGCTGTTCCAACCAGTTTATATCGTCCTTGGAAAGTCCGGTAAGAGCTTCAACATCGGCCTTGGCTTCCTCGCGTTTGTTTCGCTGTTCTCGGAGTTGGTTGAGTTTCATTGAAACTCCGGTGATAGCTGCTATGACAGTACCGATCAGACCAATATATTTGTTAATGAATCCGGAGGCACGTGACCAAATATTACCTTGTGCACCTACCTCGACGCGCATGTTGGCCTGTGCTCTGGAAAGGGCTTCAGTGACACGCCGATTCTGCTCAAGAGCAGCAGTATATTGTTTCGTTCCGGGCACTGCATTACGAAGCTCTTTCCGAACGCGGGACTGGACAGCAAGGAGTTCGTTGTAAGTTGCTCCGGAGAGGCTTTTGAGAACCCGTTCTGTTTCGGCTAACTGTTTCTCGTAATTCTGAAGAGTTCGGTTTTTTGCATCCAGTTCTTTTTTGAGATCCTGGGAGCGTTTTGCATAATCTACTTCTTTTCCGGTAAGTGACCTGAGTTTATCTTCAAGACGAGAAATACTTTCTTTTACCAGGTCTATTTTATTAGTGGCTTCTGAGCCATCAATATAAAGTTTAATACTGCGGTTTAGGTCGTTTGCCATATTAGAGACTGTTTCGTTTATCTATGTATATTCGAGTAGCATCAATCAGCATAGTGTCGAAATAATCGGTGACGATATCAGCTAATTCATTGATCCGGTTACGAATTACAGGGTCAAACCATTCGTAGGCCCGGCGGTTGCCTTCATTCTGTCGTCCGAGTGATTTGAGATTTGTATGACGTACAATACCCGTATCTATCTCGACTCCATTAATTTTTTTGAGGTAATTCCATTTGGAACCGATGAAGCCACCCTGACCTTCGCCGGCGCCCTTGTGGATGTAGATTCCATGTCGAGGGAAGGAGAAACCAAGACGGTTGATAATACCGTATTTGTCGGTGTAGGCCCGTGGCTCAAGTTCACGGGCTATTCGCATACTGCGGCCGGCTATTCCGGCTCGTAATTGTCGGGCCACACTATCTTGCCACTTTTCAACGGCCTTGTTATATGCAGTCAGTCTATCAGCATCCTGAGCCATTGAAAAGCGTTCGGTTTCTGAGACGGTTTCAAGGCGGATCAGTCCGGATGCCGGGGCATTAGTCAACTGTGTGGCTTTTCGGCGGGAGGCGTTATAGCGTTTGACTTCAGCACGATAGGTACTTAATCTTTTATAATATCCCATCGTTAATCCTCCCAGTATGTTTGATCAATGAAATAGGTTTCAGGTTGAGCCAAAGAGAATGTCAGTACTACACCATAGAAATTATCACCAATCGGACCAATACCATTAAATTGAATGGTATCGTCAATGAATTCTGAAATGTCGGGGTCTTGCAGGATACAGTTCCGAATTTGTTTTGCGACAGCTTTGCATTCTTTTGCTGCCTGGTTGACTGTTTCCGGACGATCAGAAACAGTGTTCTGTACAACAATGAAAGAGAACATATCATTGTTATTAAGCGCATCGGCTTCGTTTCGTTTTGATTCAGACTCACAGCCATCAACTGCAATCAGGATCATGCCGGATACGGATGATAGTTTATCATTAAAATTATATAAGTCCTCAAGTCCGAAAGCGGTGAAGAATCTGGGCTTTTCGGGTGTGTGGGCAATAGGCTTTAAGCGGATGGCAAGTGTTTTGCCATATTCAAAGTGGTTGTATATCTCCATAAAAGTCAGGGGTTAGGTTATGGAGACAAAAATAGCCCGCGGAAAGCGGGCTATAAAGGACAGGTCAGGAGAACCAAAGCGTTAAGAGGATGATAGCGGAGATAATGGATATACTTTTACCAGTTGCATTCCTACTTCTTCTTACAATAGCGGTCTCGACAGTGACAAAACCTATAATAATACAAAAGTCTATCATAGTTCTTCTCTTATTCGGGTAATAAAATCCGAATTAACTCACGAAGCTGCATTGCTGCACGTTCTTTTTCTATCGGTGATGTGCCTTCGGATAATAGGATATCGACGAGGGCTAATGCTTTCTCCTTATTCATGGCATTCTCCTTTCTTTTCTTTCTCAATTTGGTTAATAAGATTACGTATAGCGATTAATCTGTCATAGGAGATTTCGCAAAGCTGCTCACCATCGGCAAAAACGTTATAATAGATATTGGGTGTGGCCTTTCCTTCATGAAGTACGGTACACTTTTCGACCCAGGCTTCTTCTTTTATTCGTCCCATTTCACACCTCCTTTCTTAGCTTTGATAACACAATAAATGGCTGCAAGAATGCATGGAGGAAAGATGAACGTAGCACAAAGGCAAGCAATGGCACTGACATAGTAAGCGTCAGAGGAGGTTTTAACTTTGCAATCGGATGGGATAAAATCATCAATTGCGGAGTTGGACTGATGGGGGACTGTGGTGGGTTCCGGTGTGCGGAACTGAGGCACGAAAAGGGTGCCAGTGGATTTTTTTTTCATACTTACTTTGGTTTTGACGTTTAGTAGAATTCAGTTCTACAATCTGAAGTACAAGAACGGCTGCACTTTCCCGAGTTCGTCAAAACCAAAGTAGTATCCAACTCCGAAGAGAAAATTCTACTGGGGAAAGGCAGCCGTATATTTTATAAAATGGACATAAAAAAAGCCCATCTTTTAAGACTGAGCATTAACCGCGCTCTGCGGAGTAGGAACCTCCTACTTTGGTTTTGACTTTGCAAATATGGAGATAATATTTGGAAGTTGCAAATAATAATAGCATAAGATTAAAGTGAGCGCAAAAAGTCGTTTTCAGAAAGAATTTCTAATGTAGCTCCTTTTTCGATCATTTTGATCGCTTTTTCTTGTTTACTACTCATCCCGTCTTCACCCACGATTTTGAAGTCTTGTTGTCCGACAATAAGGTAATCTGTTTCTTTGTTTACTCCAGTTTGGTTGATTCCTCCTATGTCAGCTATGATTTGTTGAGCTTCTAATCGTCTCATCGAAGATAAGGTTCCTGTGAAAACAACATGCTTTTGGTAAAAGATGGAATCTGGATTTTCTTTACTTTTATCGCCTTTTATCGCTTGCAGTAATTTTGCTTTTTGCTTCCGTTTACAGGTAGATGGTATATATCCTTGAGAATTAAAAGTTCCAAAATAAACTTGAAATTTATTCTCGATGTCATTAAAGTCATTATCGCATGCAATGTCCTTGCTAAGATCAACCTCTTTTTCTTTAGCCGCTAACAATAGGAGTTCCGCACATGCTCTTGAATCTTCACCTGCGTCATGTTTCCCAGGAATAATATTGAAAGCGTTGCACAGTGATGAAAGACTATATGAAGGCTGTACCCAAGTCCTTCGGGCAATAGCTAAAGTGCATAGGAAGATTCCGTCTAAAGGAGCTATATTGTATCTTTCTAACATACATAAAAGTACATTTATGTCAAATGTTGCATTATGTGCTACAATTATATTACCCATCTCTTCATTTCCAAAATATGGAAGGATTTCAGGCCATAGCTCTTTAAATGTAGGTTGTCCTTGTACCATAGTTTCATCTATGCCATGTATAGAGGTGTTGAAAGTACTAAAAGATTGCTCTGGATTAATAAGCCAAGACTTTACATCTTTAATAGCTCCATTTTGTACAGTAGTTATACCCAGTTGACATGCGCTGTCGCGATATTCATTTGCGGTTTCAAAGTCAATAGATATAAAATCATATATTTCCATAGATTAAAAAGGGCGAATCCCTTATCACTACGTGCCCAAAAGGTATATCTGACCTTCAATCCGATTCTACGGATTACGCAATGAAAAGGGATTCATGTTATGATATTGATTGGGCAGGGGCTAAAGTACAAAATAATCTGAAATATGAAATAGAAATCTATGGATTATATACCATGTTTATGGTATTTTTAATGTGAATTTTGAAAAAAAGAATGAAATATGTTCTTTTTTTATGGGAAAGCAATAGTTTTGCGAGACAATGATAGTAACAAGATGAAGTTAGTTAAGGTCTAAGAAGGAATTTGATATGACGAAAGATAGAAAAATATTAATTCTCAAAATATGCTTAATACCAATCGTCTACTTTGTAATCAGGGGGTTGTTCAAATTAGGTATTGTGCAGAAATACGATGATTTCTTTTTGTTATTGTGTGTAGCTTTGCCGTTCATCTACGATATATGGGCTAAACGGAAAAAATATTTTAAATAATATGTAAGAGAATGGGGGTATCAATGCTGATACCCCTACTTGTTTATTAAAAGCTGGCTACTTCATAATACTTGAAAAAGTAGTATAGACAGTTTTTTCAATCTGCTTTTGAAATTACAGTATAAGTTAAACTTTCTTTAGCATAATGGCTGGTTTTATTATTGCATCTTAGTCGTAAATGTATTTTCCTGAGGCTATTTGGGTGCAAATTATAGTAAATTCCCGTAAATCGCGGATTAATCTACCATTTATTCTCACTTCTATACAATCTTTGTTTGCTGGTACTCTGAAAATACGGAATAGTATATCTATAGTTTTCCTTAATGGACCATTTATATTAAAGTCTTTATCTGTAATAGTACAAGGAATGGTCATAGTTGCGTTTAATGGTACGTATTGTACAAAACCATCATCATCTGTTACAACACCACGTATGACTCTATATTGAGAGGCCTGTGCAAGCATCTTGGCTAAACGCTGTCTTTTTTGAGCATCAGTTTTTCTAGGCATAAGTCTTGAGCCTATTTGTATTTTAAGAGATAGTTCTATACCGTTTTTGTTCCCTGCATATATATTAGAAGACCTCGTAGCACTTTTAACAATACTATTACTTTCATCATCACATAGGGTGATAATACTGTCAGCACTTAGTGTGATATTACCAACTTCAATTTGGCCAGTTCTGAGTTCGACTCTCGATTTGGTAGGTTGAGGGAAATCAGGGAGTTCATTTTCTACTATTTCTTCTTGGTTACAAGAATATAAAATAGCACAAAATAGAAGCATAATGCTCCATAAACATTTCTTTTTCATAATAAGTATAATTTAGAGTTTTACAATTAGGGTAATTAAATCACTCATTCTTTTGTGTAGCAAAAATATGAAATTAGACTATAACTATGTTATTTATTAAGAGGGAATTAGCTTGACAGATAGGAAAATACCTATTTGTTGGTATTGATGTTCTATGATAAGAAAATGATTGCAAAACTATTTTGATTGATATCGGCAGGGAGAGGGAGGATTTCTAAATTCTTCATAATGCATCAATTTATGTTTTGATAATTGGTATTGGCAATAAAAAAGAGAGGGAGTATCGGCGTCCCTCTCTCGGTTGTGTTAATGTCATTTGATGTTTAATATGGTTTCCGATAACTTATTTTTTATATCATTAAATGCACCTTCTAAAAATTAGCTACTTCATAATATTTGAAAAAGTAGTATAGAGCCACTTTGTGCCATTTGGTCAACTCCTTGTCTCCGGAAAGGATGGAAGAAACGGTACATTTGTCAATTCCGGTGTAGTTGCTCAAATGTTTATTCTTTAATCCAAGCCGTTCCATCCGTTTTTTGATCCAGTCGAGAGTGATACCATCAATGTCTTTACGGTCGAAGTTTACGGCGGAAACAGTAAGTTTCCAGTCTTCCGGAATTTCATCTTTGAACATGTCCCGGACACGTTCCGTCAGTTCTTTCTTTGAAAGGAACTTATCATTAACCAGGTCCTTTTGCTCGGCACGAACAATCAGCCGGCCTTCTGAGTAGGACACAATCTCAATAGCGATATGGGCATATCGCTGATACTGCCTTGCGAACTCTTCAATACGCTTTTTACTCTCGGCAGAGAGAGGGAGGATTTCTAAATTCTTCATAATGCATCAATTTACGTTTTGATAATCGGTATTTAAAAAAATGTTATTCGTTGTAAAGGAGGGGCTTTCGCCCCTCCGGATCACAATTTGATGAGTCTCATATGAGAGATGTCGAAAATAGCGATCTGTTTATTTTCACGCCCGAATCGCTTGGCTTCTTCAAGGTTGGTGAAAATCCGGACGGAATCAAAATAGAACTCTTGGTTCTCTTCATTCAGCCATCCGCCGACCTTCTTTTCGTGCATCTCAGCATGGTTAAGAACTCTTTTCAGTCCTTCTTCTCCGAAACTGTCTTGAGTCTCGAGATAGGCGACTGAAATACCCTTTGTGACCTTTTTTAAGGTTGTGAGGTCAACCGTGAACCCATCGGGGTTCTGCTTTGCTATCGCGAGGATAGCTTCGAACAATTGTTCCATAATATAAAGAACTTATGCGGACGTCACCCGCGTTTGTTATGACAATGCAAATATATAATAAAGTTTGCTACTAACAAACTTTATTGGGAGATATTTATTTGTTCTGCATATTTTCATTCAGCTCTTGTTGTTTTCTCAGAGATTCATCCATCGTATACAGGGCATCGATCAGGAACCCTTTTTTTATTTCGGGCTTTTTGGTCATGTCTGACTGTGCGAGGGAGTCTAAAAGACGCATTTGCGAATCAAAGACGCGACCATTACTCTTTCCGTTTCCGGAAAAGATACGGGGAAAGCCATTGGCAAGATAGGCCAGGCTCCCTATAATGTACCAGTACATAATCATTTTCACTCTGTGGGGAAGATGGCTGAGAATGGAAGCATCTTTCTCCAGACGATTGATATTGAATGTTTTGCTTGTGTGCCATAAACAGGCCAGAGCATGGTTAATTTGTTCCGGATCCTGATTCATGGCGTCAAGATAGTGTTGCAGGTGCATGAACTGTTCGAAGCGAATATCGAGCAGGCCATCTTCCGGACCACGGAATTTACGGAACCGGCAAAAGAATGCCCGATAGGGATTGACAGTGAGTTCCGGGTGTACATGGTATTTCATTTCGGTATCCTTTTCGCACATCAACAGGAAGTCGAAGAGTTCGGCCAGCCGATTGACTTCTTCAGGAAGAAGCAAATATTTCTTCTTGAGTGTCCGGAAAGGGATTTTATTGCCGGGAGTCCCAATGCTGATCTTTACTTGATGGCGATAGATATCCCGATACCGGCAAACATGTGCATTGAGACAATATAGCATCATGTGTACCTTCAGTTCTTCGATGGGAATGTCGCTTTGTGTAAGATTAACCAGGTAGCTCAGTTGCTTTTCGGTGAGTTCATCCCAACTTTCCGGAACTCGGTAACAATCATCATTTATCTGAATGGTGTGCATATTGTTATGATATAGAGGTGAATATTCGCTTTTCTTTGGAGTTAAAGTTTATAGCGGTAACGGTTGGTGTGACTCCTAACTCCTCAGCATTTTCGGAAATGAAATTTTGTATCTTTCCAGCGTAGTAGGTCGCTTGATCGGCGAAGAAATTACCGGTTGCTGCCTGATCCTGGTAGATGGGCCGGATAATGGGAGTAAACTCCGGTGTGTCGTTGATGGTACGCTGTTCACGTGAGGTCTGTGATGTATAGAGTTCAGCGGTTTTGTTAGCGAGGTAACGGAGTATGTGCCCCAGCAGTACCTTTTCTTTAGGTATCAGTCCTTTCCCTGTGGTATGGGCATCAAGCAGACGTTGGTATAGGTCTTCTTTGAGCATTTCACGCACATTGCGTTCTTGCAACTGCCGGACAGTAGGTAGCATCATGCGGAACGATACGGTAGAATACTCGATATTGACTAAACCGGTATCTTGAAATTCTCTGGCATCACGGATGAAGCATGGAGAAGAATCTGTGACTTGTTTGCAGTGCTCGACGTATTCGGGGTAAGTTTCCGGATGATCGGTCAGAAAAGTGAGCAGCCGATCAAGGGCCTGCATGCCACGAAAGTAGAAGCTTTCTTTAGCGGCGGCAATTTTTGCTTCATTGGCCGGTGAGTAGGTACCTTGCTTGTTTTCGACCGTAATTCCACTGTCTCCGATACGTATGCCAAGTTCCGGAGTGGCAAGCATTAGGGTGAGAGGCCCCAGGGTGCGGAGAATTTTATCATTCAGCCTTTTATCAGTTCCGGTCAGTGCCTTTTCTACGGTTTCAATACCGATGTATGGCGTCAGATAGATATCCATAGCATCATCAATATACGGATTGATGGCTTCGTCAGGCAGTGTAGCATTGATTTTGACTACTTTCTTGAGTGTGTCGATGTCAGGGATGATAGCATTCATTTTTCTTCTGTTTCTGAGGTTAAACCTGTATTTTTAGTAGCTCCTGTCCCTTTGTCAAGTGTGGTAAGCTGACAGTTGGTGACGGAAAAGTAGATATCTTTCGGCCATCCGTTTACGGCTTTGGCAAAATAAAGGGGAGTGAGCGTGGCTTCCTGAAACATTTTCATTAAGGCTTGTTCGATGATGAACAGCTCACGGGCTTCAGTACCGTTAATACTCTTACCTTTGCCGGGAGCGGCACCAATGATGGAGGGATGTACATTCATGCCATAGCAGATGGTGTTGCTTACTTCCTCGCTGTCTTCAATGTATTCGCCACCCTTGAAGAAGGAATCTAAAGTATTTATGATGATATCCTTATCCTCAAATCCTTTTATTCGGTCATAATGAAAATGGGACACGAAGCCTTTACCTGCATTCTCTTCTCCGGCAAGAAAGTCATTCATGTCCTGAAGGAAGGTCTCCCGCCGTACAGCCTGGTCTGCTTCGTTCGTAATCTTTTCATCCGCGTATAATTTTCCCCAGAAATCCTCTTTGATGTAGACGATATAGCGCAATGCCATTTGATTCTTGATCAAAGCCTTCTTAAAGATAGGAATGGCATTCCCAAAGTCATACCAGCCGGAAACGAATACACTCCACCAATATGGTTTACTGTAATAGAATCGTCCGGGAGTCGCTATGCGAATGTTATGGATGAAGCGGCGGTCTTTGACGATCTCTTTTGTTCCCTTTTCATTGGGAAACAAACCCATTCGTGTCTTTAAATCCCGCAAAGGTGCCTGGCGGTCCAGTAGTGGCGTCGCAATTACATCATCCGGCATACCTTCATGCCATTTGGCTGAGTAACCATGATATTCACTCTTGCCGGTCCTCTCATCGATTACGCTAATACGTGAACAGGTTGCTTCCTTTGCCTTTACTTGTACCAGTCTGGGCTGAGTGTCCTGATTAAAAATATATTCGACGTATGCATCGTAGAAGATCACTAAATCATTCGCTATCTCCATCCGGATAAATGGTATGTCGTTGTTTTCTATAAAATCGAATATATCCGGGTATTCTTCGGGCAAGACTTCTTCTTTGATGATTTTTCGGGTTTCCTTATCCCGGTATTTACGATATACGAGGACACTATCTCCATATACTACCTTATTTTTAAATTCCACATTGCTGCCGACAGTTACGTTTGCTCCGATCTTCTTCATAATGTCATACATCATGTTGTTGTTCCGCCCTCTGGGAACAAACTTAATTGGAGCCGCTTTCCCTTTGGGAACTACTTCAACGGTAGAGGTCTCCCGGTCAGTTGTGATATCGCTATTATCACTGAACTTTATGATTCCTTTTCCGCCTTTGGTGACTGCATAAGTTTCATATCCTTTTTGAAATAATTGGGGCTCAGGTTGTTTCTTCTTCATTAGAAATAAACTTTGATGTTATTAAATCGTGTAATCAGACATCTCCGGATTTTCCTGGGAGCATACTCACCTATTTGAAGTATGTTGACAGTGCTTCCGCTACTATGAAATGAACTAAGTACCGCACGCTCGTAGGTAATGAGTTCACCGGTACTTTTTTTGCAGAATTCAATGGAGAACTCAATGGGTTTACCCTCTTTCCGTTGCTCCATAAGTTCCCAGACTTTACTTTGATGTATTCTGTCGCTTGGCATAATACGATAGTGCTATGATGATAAAAAGCAAAGGTATCCCGATACTGAGGCCGTTTCTTATGCCATCATCCGTACCGGTTGCTACTTTGCTATCTTTCTTGGTCTCTGTCCCGGATTCTCTTTGTATGGTTTGACCGGATACCTCTCTCTTTGAAGAGCTGTTCGAAGAGTGTACAGCGTCATTACTTTCCTGCGCGGTTTTACTCTGTTTTTCGCTCCCTTCAATCTCGATACCCGATAGCGGGGGTAGGCCGGTTGTGGGATCGGGTGTTTGTGTCGTGTCAAAATGGTACGTGATCTTCCAGGATGAACCGTGTTCGTCTTTAGTGGTTTTGACTTGTGAGGCAATGGTCCCGGTACCGGTATTGAGTTCATTGTAATTATGCTGAAAAGTTCCATTCTCTTTGAATTGATTAGAATGTAGAGAAGAAGAACGACAAGCACACAGCAGTATACCAACTGAAATGCAAGCAAAATAAATGATAAGGTGTACATGATGTTTCATTGTTTACGGTTTTGGCAAATTAAATCGGTACATTTCATGGTTTTTAGCTCTGTTATCAAACGATTGTTTTCGTTGATTTTCAAATCCATAGTCTCAATACGTTTGGATAATGTTTCAACTTTATTTTCCCAGCGTGCCTCACTATCTTCTTTATCCTGTTTGAGTGAGTTGATGTAACTTCTTTGATCGGTGATCATTTCCTGGTAGACATCCTGCATCGCTTTCATTGCATCAGCTTCTGCACGTTTCTTGGTGTATTTGATAGTGACAAATGCTGTGGCGGTTCCGACTAAACCGCCGCCGAAGAGAAAGACCATGATATAATTTAGAATCTCATTCATCGCTTTTTTATTGCAAATGTATTGTGTACAAGCGCTTACGTAAAGGACAGAAAAACGGCACAATGTGCCGGAGCGGTATCGCATGTGCGATGATTTTTGAGGAGGGGGGCAGCATATAAGAGAGAAAAAAAAGTTTGAGGCGAAACTTTTTCCGAGGGCGGTGCGTGGTCTTCCGACGGATAAAGGGGAAATTTTTCCCCTTTAAGACCCTTTTTTCTTTGTGAATCAGTATTTTATTTTTTTGCCGTGGGAATCTTCTGAGATTTAAAATTGCGTTAACATAAATTATAGGTTTACGCCTTTTCTCCCCAAAAGTATCTCTTTGTTGGCCCAATGCAGTTTGATTTTTGAAAAAATGATTCGGATGTCGGAAAAATAATTTTAAGACAAGAGAGCAAACGTCTGTGTGTGATGTGTAATATTTATTTGTGGTATGTATTTAATGTGTTGTTTTACAGATGTTTATGTTTTCGTGTATGAAAAAAAAGTGTTATATTTGTAATGTAATCAAAAGGGGATAGGGTTGCACTCCTATCACTTAAATGTTTAATTTTTAACGTAAAACAAAATGAAAAATGTATCGAGCGCAAAAAGCGCAGAGGCTAAAGCCGTAGTGTTAAGTAATGTAGCTAATAAGAAGAATGAAACAGCCCCTCTAATTGTGCTGCCATCCCTTCCAACCGAAGAAGAAACGAAAGAACAGGTTTTGGCCAAAGTTGAAACTCCCGTTCAAACTTCCAAGAAAGAGAGTTCTTCCGTAGTAGCCGCACCCAATAAGCGTCTAAGTATTGATGAACTGACCGATAAGGCGGAGCGTGTTTATCTGCTCCGTCAGAAATATCAAGAAGTGAGAGAAAAGCGGAAACAGCTTGAAAGCTTTACTATCTCACATGATAAAAATAATGCCCAACTTACTTTGGTAGACGCAAAAGGGCTTTCCATTTCTACAAGTAATCCCGTTGCAATTGGTAAGTTGCTATCTGATTGGATGTTAGATTTAAATAATCACTTGGCGAAAACCGAAGAAGAAATTCGTTCAGAATTGGAACGGCTAAATTAAAACAAAATCCCCCTACATCGTTGCACCGATGAAGGGGGAACAAAATCAAACCGAAGTTTAATTTTTAACGTACTGCAAAGATGGAAAATATTTTTGATTCTGCAAAAACAATTCAAGAAAAACGCACAATATTAAAAGGTTTATCAAAGCCGCTTCAAATTTTGGTGAAAGAGGCTGCTATTCCTACGGTAAACGATGGACTGAAAGCGATATACGCACAGTCTGGTCATACCGAACTTAAAACGCTGAAACAGTGGAATAAGGAGGGCAGGAGTATTAAAAAAGGTTCCCATGCCTTATGCCTTTGGGGTGCACCTAAGAAAGTAGAGACGACCCAAGTAGAAGAAGCACAGGGAGAAGATAATGACCCAATGAATTTCTATCCGATTTGTTTTGTATTCTCAAATTTGCAGGTATATGAAAAACAATGATTTAACTACTTATGGGGAGTATTTGGAAAAGCTATCCCCAAAACACGGACGGGAAAAGGTATTTAATGACTTTCTGCAAATAGTCGTTTGTTGTCTCTCAATGGGACGTAAGGAAGAACTTTATTTCAAAACGATAAAGCCCTATGACAAAACAGAACTGGATTTGTTTTCACAGGCTTTTGCCGCACTTGTTATGCAGATGGACAGGCAACCACTGGTAGACCCGTTCGGAGACTATTTTCAAGAGTTTTTAAGCAACGCCCAAAACGGGCAGTTTTTTACACCGTTTGGGGTATGTGAATTAATGAACCAATTGATAACAGCTCCTAAAGTAAGTGATCAGCCTAAACAGGGAGATCGGAGGGTATTGGACCCTGCATGCGGTAGCGGAAGACTCCTTTTATCAGCAGCCCAAAAGGATAGAGCATTGACTTTTGTCGGGATTGATATCTCATATACCTGCTGTCTCATGACTATCATTAATTTGTGTCTGAACAGCTTAAACGGGGAAGTATTGCACATGAATGCCTTGACGGATCAATATTGGCATCGTTGGTTGATTATCGTTGATAGTGTAACCAAGATACCGACCGTTTATGAAGTGGAAGCCGGAATAATAAACCAACCGCCTGCATGTGCGGATGATTTAAAGCCTTTACCGGTGACAGGGATCATACAGCCGGTAAAAAACATGATTCCCGCCAATTTTGTACGTTATACCCCTAAATGTTAGCAATATGGAGAAAGTTTTGCAATGTGTCAGACTTCCGCAAAATGGTAAAGGCACAATCGGGTTTAATTTGAAAGGAGAGTATTTAAAAAAATACGGTTTCCAGTTAGGAGATAAAGTAAAGGTAGAAATCAGCAAAAATAAGATTGTTTTATTTAAGACGGGTAATGTGCTGGAATGATTGAAAAAGTGGCACAGCGGGCAGCAAAAGCACTCTGACAGACCTTGAGAGAGGGGGAGAATGCTTTTGCGTCGCCCGGCTGCGCCGGGGTGAAGCGGAGTCCGCCGATTACTCTTTTGGCAGAGGGGGCGGGATTTTAAACGCCTGAAATGGCGGTTGTTTGACGTAATTTTAGCAATTACGAAAAGCGGTATTTTATTTCCGATTGAGGAAAAATATTCCTCCGGTGCCGGTTCCCGGACGTGTGAAGTAGAAATTCATACCGAGCCATAATGTGTCGAAGGCATCCGTAACATGGGTTTTGTATTGATCCGGATTGTCCGGAGTATCGTCAGTACCTTCCGGAGCTTTGTCCTTCTCAAAACCGTTTTTACCCTGCTTAATACCGGTTTGCTCCATGGCGATCTTGAGGAACTCGTTTTGATAGAGATTGAAACGAATCCACAGGAATTGCGGATCACCTTTCAATGCGAGATCGATATTGAGGTGTTTCCATTCATGTTTGGGTGCCTGTCCGACATATACCATTGCAGGAGTGTACCGGTTCTCTTTGAATACACGTTCAATGATATCCGCATAGGTTTCTGTTGTGGAGCCCGACTCCCAGGTAAAAGTATGATCATAGTAGACGACTACATCGTGATTGAGCTTGGGACGGTAATAGTCAGCTATCTGTTGTACCAGGTCTCCGAGTTTGGATGGGGTTTTGACATAGAACGATTTGATGATTTTCATCGTATTCCCGTCCAGTTGTGCCACTACCGCTGTCGAGATTGACGCATTGGAGTCGAATGCAATATGCAGTTCTTTGTCAAAATCAAGGTCACCGTCTCCCAGGCAGCCGCAGGAACTCAGTTGCTTCCAATTACTTCCAAGATTCTTCAGCCTTCCGTTATCAGCCGGCTGATAGAAATGTATGCGGTCGTCCAGGGCACTGTAAAAGCCATTGGGAACTTTCATCAGCCGTTCGTTCAGGAAGGCGGTACGCCATACCAACGGGGGAGAATCACGCTGCATCTGCCAAATGAAGTCTTCTCCCAGGACCTCAAGGTTATCAAAGACATCATATTCACCATAAAATACAGTGTATTCCCGTTTTTTCTTATCATTCGGTTTGAGTGCAGGCTGAAACTTCCGGGCTATGTCAAGATCACGTTGAAGTTCCCGGATCATCCGCATGGTGTGTTCGGTCAGCGGTTTACGTTTGTAATCCTGAAGTTCTTTATACAGGTTGCGAATGAGTTGGATATGTGGGGGCTGCATCTCTTCCTGTTTGTCGAGAATCCAACGTCCCATGGATGATCCGGGCATGTCCGTTGAGTAACATACGCTGTGATGGTGAGGACAGTGCCCGAAATATTGCCGGTTTCCCCTGTTGGCCGGATTGACCTCGTTCTTTATCTTGTCATAGGAAAGGAACTTTGCCTCCGGCCCTATCACCCAGTCAAGCGACATGGAGTTTGCGGACATCCCTTGATTAAAGGAAAGAATAACCATAACCGTGCCATTCCAGAAATGGAAAGCATTACTCCATCCGTCTCCGAGTACCGGACGGACAGGCTTGGCAAAGCCCATGGAAGGTGGTGCTTTATGGCCAACGACATAATGGATATTTTGAATGTATCCCCATTCGGCGAGTGCTTTACAGATAGCCGGAAGGGTATTTCCCCATGCCTTGGCATAGCTGGGAGAGATCATTCCACCCAATGAACCGGGCATTTCCCAGACGTTTCTGAGAATGAAGCGGGCGTCGATACCTTCTGACTTACCGGTACCACGCGATGCAACGATGTATTCGTCATGTGCGGCAATAGCCATTGCCTGGCGTTGCATTTTGTTGAAGAACTTCCGTATCACATTGGCCTGTTTCATCCGGAGTTCGTACGCCGATGGTATGGGAGAGGCTTGGGCTGTCATTCTTCAATATCCTCCTCTTCAATGGTTTGAATATCTGTCGCCTGTTTGGTCAACATATCTTTGCATAAGCTGCGGAGTTCCTGGCGGCGTTGCTCCAGATTGTCTATCACTTCAATACCCTCAAGTGTCGTCACATCGTCAGAAGGTTCAAAAGATGGGGGAATAAGCTGACCGAAGTCGAATGCGTCATCGTCTTTGTCGGAACGGGTGTATTTACCTATCTTGTCGAGAGCGGCGGCAGCTCCTTTAGCATCTCCGTTGTCGATAGCGAGTTGAAATGCCTTCTTTCCTCCTTCTACAATCATGTAGCGATACCAAGATTTGGCCGCTAACTGGATGTTACCGACCAGCCGGTTGATCATACCGATATCGCGATAGGCCTGTGATTGGGAAACAGGTTCCGCTTGCCCTCCACATCCGTGCATGAGAAAAGTAACGAGCTCCTGGTCTTCAATTAATGGGCTTTCCATTTTCTTACTAACACAAAGCATCATCCGATTCTTAATTTCCATCTCCTTTGGTGATAACTGGAGAGCGGATTCACCCCGATCTTTGAACAGGGAGCGTTCGATGCGGTCGTAGGTTGTGTCTTTTTTCGGCATAATTTAGTCGTTGATGATTTGTTCTTTCATGTATTTATCAGCAAGTGGCTCGGCCGCCGGACTTCCGGCCTTGGCTAACTTGATCACAGTTTTTCGGAGTTCGAATTTTGTTTGCAGGCGTCCCTGATGGTATGCTTCGTAGATAGGAGAATGATGATGATTTTTGCAAATATCACAGAAGTAGCTGCGTTCACCGGCAGGCAGCGAAATTAGAATGGCGATTTCTGCCGGAGGCAGCAGAGCTGCGGCCATCTCTCTGATTTGTTGCAAGGTTTCATCTGATAACTCCATTTCTATTCTAATATTTCGTAACTGATTGCTTGATTATATGCCTGCTCGAACATTTCCGAGAAGTAATTGAAATGCTTTCCGGAAGTGAAATAGAAGCCATTTTCCCAGCGGTGATTCTGGTTCAAGTTCGCGGAACCAGCAATACCGAACTGATATTTGTCATTTTCCACCAATAACACTTTTGCATGACAGGAGTCAATCCGTATGCGTGGTGTGATGTTGGAGGCAAACAGTAACAAGTCAAGCTTGTGCCGTTTTACCGTCGTATCGAGCAGGAGGGTCAGACCTGTAATTTTTTTATCATCGGCCAGGAAGAAGAGAGGGCGTAAACTGTCCTCTGAGATACTGAATGTAGCGATCCTTATATCCGCCGGTCCGATTTCAGATAAAAGAGAGGGCAACACTTCATGTATTGCCCAGTCTCCTTTGTGCATGAACGGTTCGATAGAACCGGGACACAAAGTAAAAGGAAAGTTATCCTGAAACCTTTTCACCTTGTTCTGCCGATAATTCTGCCGTTAAAGCGGCTAATTCAGTTTCGTATTTAGCAATCCGGTCGAGTGCGTTTTGCAGAACAGCCTGCTTTCCCTCTTTCCCGGCCCTCTCTGCGGCTGTTTTGCTGTTCGTAATGTTCTGCTTCAGACGTTTGATCTGACGGGCTATTTCGAAGCCTCTGACCACTGCATTTTCACTATACTCAGGACGTTTAGCATCAAGCTCTAAGGTTGCCTGTTTGCCTTCTGCGTAATCGTCAATCTGTTTCCAAAGTTTGCGACGTTCGTCGTCCAACTTGCAGAGTTCTTCTGCGAGGGGGTGACGTTCCTCTGCCGGGATATCCGGATTCGCAATATCATTATGGAGACTGGCGTACAGGGGAGCGATCTCTTTGATACGGGCGTATGCTTTACGTAAGGCAGGAGTGAGGGATTCTTCTGTTACGATCTTGACACCTGGAGTGTTCAAGGCATCCAGTTCGCCCCGGATAGCGGAGATCTCTTTCATTTTCTCCTCGAACTCTTCATTTAAAGCTGAGAGTTCGTCAGCATGATTTTCCGTGTCACTCTCAAGTTCGCTGATACGGTTATGCAGTCCGTCGATCTCCTCTTGGAGTCGGTCGATTGCCTCTTTCCGGATATCGGTTTCTTGAGTCCGTTGTTCGTCATTCAGTGTTTGAACGATCAGGATCTCTTCGAATGCAGCCGGGTAAACAGAAGGAGCATCTTTTATTTCCCTGGCTATTTTAGTCAGTATATTGACTAATTGTGTAAAGTGGGGATCGAAAATGTGAGGATTCTCCGGTGCTTGGGAAAGATAGTTCCCATAGCTGCTCTTGGTGTTTGCCTTTGCTAAAGCGTTAAAGAGTTCCATACCGTCAGCGTAGGTACGCTGACGGTTTGACAACCATTTTTCTAACTGTTCGTTTCTTGTCATAAAATATATGTATTATGTTAACCTCCGGGACTTGGAGCCGGTTTTAGGCCTGCAATGACTTCCATGTCGATTGGTGTTCCTAAAACAACAGCCGATTCATTTGCGTCACAAGTGGCTGTATAGGCAGTTCCCCGCTGATCGGCGGCGAGCTTACCACCATCAAAGGAGGGTGATACATCGGCATACATGCCCGGTTTACCCATCAGGAATTGTTGCCCGTCGGAATCTTCGAAGACGAAGTACCCCGGAGTGTTCTTGACAAGTGTACTGAAAGCATGCATTCCCGGAGTATTGCCGGGAAAGAAAAACTCTAAAGTCTGCTTAAAAGATTTTCCGTCCGTTTCGCCTTGAATTTCCGCTTTATAACCTACTTTCCCTTTTGTGGAATACAAGTAAATCGGCTGAGTGTAGGTTCCGCCGCTTGGAAAAGTGAATGATCCTGAAGCGGTAATCAGGTCCTCATTCGTAGTAGGCTTTGCTGGAATCATTGGTACGGTTGAAGGAGCGTCATACGGAATAAAGAGCAGCCGTCCTTTATAACCTCCCATGTTGTTTTGCCCGATATTCCATTTTAACGGGGCAAATGCCGGACCGGCAGCCAGAACGGTTAAACCGTCTGATGCCAGAAGATGATGGCTGATCCAGTTTCCGGTATCCGGAATGATCGCTTGTACTTCCGGAAACAAGAACAGGCAGCAGATAAGCAGGCATGAAATGCAAAGAATAAATCGTTTCATAATCAGGTAATTGTTTAGTTTATGTAGGGGAAGGTAAGACTCCCTTCCCCGGATTAGTTAAGTATAGGCTCCGGTAGCGGTGGCTACTTCACCGGCAACAACTGTAACCTGTGTATTTGCCGGTTTGGTCTTGCCATCGGCATCAGTGAACTCGATGGTGTATTTTCCCGGAGGAAGTCCAATGATGCATTGGCCGTTACCGCGTTTGGCAACTTTTCCCTGGATACTCCATTGGCCTTTGTCGGTGCCGGTGATGGCTACCTGCACTCCACCGGTTTTACAATAATCACCGGCCAGGTCGAGAGATTCGTTCTTCTGCTCGTTACAGCGGAAGACTTTCTCATGCCAGTCATTGATACGTGTATCGTATCCTGCCTGCAACCAGAACTGCCATTCGTTCGGGTCCTCGTAAATATCACGTATCTGGCAGAATTTAGAAGCCGCTTGAGTATTGAACGCCACGTCTATGTTACCAACTTTCTGAAGGGTCAGCCGGGAACCTTGGCCCAAAGCTTCGTGGGAGGAGACAATCAGGTTCGGACACATGGCGTCTTCCCGCAAGAGTTCAAGCATGCGTTGCATGGAAGGATATTCCTGCATGCGTAACTTATTACGTAATGCTGAACGGGCAGCTTTCAAAACGGTTTCAGCACACAAAAGCTGTGGTACACCGCCTATTGAAGAACGAAGGTAGGTGTTTGCCCCTCCGATCCATTCCACCAGATTCTCGTAAGCTGCATAATCTGTATCTGATGTTGGCGCGGCAAACTCTCCGGAAATAGCGAAATTACCACGGGCCGCATTTACATCGCCACGAGTGATCAGCATGTCCATCTTGGTATAAATACCATCGAAAGCCCCGCCGGGTGAGTTGGAATCTTCATCCCGTTCGGCAGAGAACAGGCTATATACGATATCTTCCAGATGCGAACGTACCAGGGTAAATGCAACCTTGGTTTCCATCGGATGTTTTTTTGTAGTGTTGCTTACCGGAGTGCCACCGATGATCAGCAGTTCGTTATCATCGTACTTCTGGGAGTTTTCTTTGGTGATGCAGACAACATCTTTCGGCTCAATGACTGAGGGTTCGTAACCTAAGAGTTTATCGACCAGTCCGAAGTTCTTTCCGATTTTATACGATTGCGTACCACCGGCACGACGACGCTCGTTGATACGTGCGTGTTTGCCTTGCAGGTCCATAACATTCAGCTTCAGTAGGTTTGCCACTTCGGTGAGGGTGGCAAACGGCAGCGCACGAAGTGCCTGGTCATAAATGACCAGTGCTTCGTTCAGTTTAGAGACATCAATTAGTTTATTTGCAGCCATTTGAATAGACTTTTTAATAGTTAAAGTTTAGGTTATTAATACAGGCCCTCAGCTTTTAATTTCTCGGTGATGGCTTGATAGTTTCCTGCGTTCTGGTCACAAAAAGCAGATAACTCTTCCTGGGTTCCGCTACCTTCAGGCTCTTGTTCAGGAGTCAGACCGGCATGCCCCGGTGTAGGACCGTTCTTCAGATTCTTCACTTGCTCTTCAAGTTGGGTGATTTTAGAATCCTTCTCAGTGATAGAGTTCTTGAGAGTACTAATCTCGTTATCCTTGCCGGATGTAGAACCGTTCAGCTCTGTAATCTTCGCGTTGGCAGAGTTAAGTTTCTCTTCAATATCGGTCTTAGCCTGTACAAGAGTAGCGTTCTCTGTCTTTAATCGTTCCATTTCAGCATGGATAGAGTCCAGGTTTTCAGCAGACAGTTCGGTGGTTTCCGCTTTATCTTTTGAAATTCCCAGGAAAGAGAGGAAGCCGGTCCATGATGGTTTGTAATTCATTGCCTTTTCTTTTGGGATTGTTAATGCTGGCACAATATTCGTGTCCATACCCGCTGCCAGTAAAACGGAGGAGGAACGGTCGTATAAGCGCACGGCATGGGAGTTGGCCGGGATATCCACGATGGAAGCCTCCATGACTTCTGCTTTGGTAACAGTTTCGCGTGTTTGTCCCGGAAGCAGATATTCTTTTTCGGAGGATGTGGCCAGGATACGTATACCAATACTTGCGGCCCGTAAGGTCCCTGCTTCGTATTTTGCGGCAATGGTCTTCGATAAATCGTCTACCTTGTCGAAAACAGGAATAGCAGAAAGCACGTCGTCCTCTATCTTGATATCGTCCCAATATCCGATTGCTTTGTAATCACACCATAGGGGTGATCCTTCATCACGGAAATGCCCATACAGCATCACCGGGTTGTCAATGAAAGCTTCAAGAAGAAGTCCAGCAGTAAGAACCCGGTAGCCGTACCGGTTGAGTGATGAATCTGATAAGATGATGCGTTTTTGGCTCATTGCACTTATTTTGTTGCAATGATACGGCTATATATAATGATGCCGAAGGACGGTTATAACTCTGTAACAGGTAGTGGAGGATAGGCGCCTTTTCCGGAAAAAGTGGCTTCAATTCCGGAGAGGTCGGAGGCTTTGGTTCCTGTTTTCTCTATCACGGTTCCCAGAAGCGGGTACTCTTTGCTTCCATATAATCGGATATTGCCATTCGCATCCTTGCATCTTACTACGCAACCACGTACATTGATAGTCCGCAGGATGTGAAGTTCTGAATCTGTCAGTCCTGTGCGTTTCAGGCGGATGGTAAGGGTCTGTTTATATAGCGTACCGGCTTGAGTGTCGTCCGCTTCCACATCTGGAGAAACTCCCATATAGATGATAGGCAGGTTTCTCCAGGTATTGGGCCGGTGAAGGCTGATAACGGCTGAGTGATTGATGACTGAAAATAAACTTATTTCATCCGTGAACAGGAAATCTGCCTGAATGACTCCTCCGATATTGTTTGTATTCATATTCTGTTGATTTACAATATACTATCTGTGATTCTCTCTTTTCGAACATTTTTCACTCAAAAAAAGGACATTTAACTACGCTTACTCGATGAATTATTCTCGCTTTTTATAGCTCCTTTTTTCTTTTCTCCTCACTTTTGCCCTCCAACGCTGGTAGTGTTTGAGAAAAGCTTCTTCCGTAAGAGAATCAATTCCATATCTGCGCATGAAGAATTGCACTCCATCAATGTATTTGATTCCGTACCGGTGCTTCTGTTCGTCCAGGTATTCATGCAACTCCGCCCACATCATCAATTCTATTTTCCGGGAAATGATCACCTGGGAGCGAAGTCCTAAATAGTTGTAGGTCACTGGCGATTTGCCTATACTTCGTTCAGGCAGACAGATTTCTAAATTACCACGATCAACCGGAGCTTCCGACGGTCTCTTCTGGAGAAGGTCGAATATTACGTGATAGATATCCAGGTTATCAGGAAAACGGACCGGATCAGAGGTCAGGTGACAGTATTTGCCGCGGATATACTCACATAGATGCGGAGGAACTTCGATTTTGGTAGTTATCATTTAGGTCATAGAATGGTTTACGCTAATATACAAAGTTTTACGGACATAAACAAGACTTTCCGGAACAAACTAATCCCCCTTGCAAAAACGGTACTCCTTTTTTGTGCAACTGTGTAAATCGTGCAGTATTATCATATAATGTGTTGATTATAATTGGTTTATGTCTGCACGAAACATGGTACGTTTTTGTACGATTGGTTCATTGTGCGTACAAAATACAATTTTGTGCAATTTAGTACGAGGCGTACGTTTTTGTACGAAATTTGTGCTCTGTTTAATTATTTGATTTATAGTGTAATAAATACCGAATTGCACCTTTCTGCACGAAAGCACAAAAATATTCTATATTTTTAAGGTAGTCTCTTTTACAGAAGAAAGAAAAAATAAAAATAATATATAGACACCTCGTTGCCGGCTTTACTTCGTCTCAGGCACAGTTGTTCAAAACGTTCTTCTAAGCAAAAGGGGGTAAAGGGGGAACGACCGAAAAAACAAAGCCGCGATACGCTGATGCGTACCGCGGCCGGATAAATGTTCCGACTTGTGCTATCGCAAATCATTCGGATAAAACACCTGAGATACCAACTCGTACTCACGGGGCAGTGACTTCACACCTACACAAACACATATACCTCTTGCTGCAAGCTCATACAGCCGTTGTGTTGTGACGATAGAACCCCGGAAATGATAGTTACTGCAAAGCACAAAATATGCAGTTGCGAGGTCAAAGGAATAAATGTCCTTGCTTATGATCTTGAGTGCATCGGACGGAATCTTGGCAAAACCTAAACGAACGGCCAGGCGTGCGATCAACTGCTCACGCTCGACGGGATCAGGAGATATGACTACGAATATTTTATTCTCTTTTTTTATCATTATAATGTTGTGTATATCAAATAAAAGACGTATCTTTATAGGGTAATAAATTGGGATAATATACTCCTATCGGAGTGAGTAGAAATGAACCCAGGATTTGGATTTTACGAACTTCGCGCACCGGCGAATAATTGTATAATCATCCGAAAACTCAAGTAATGCATCCGTCAACTCTTTCTGTTCCGTCTCTTCCTGAATAATCCAACATGCACACTTTATAAACAAGTCATAGGAGGACGCCTCACAGTGATCCATTACACGAATACTTCCGCATTCCGGAATGCTATCCAGCAGCAGGTACACTGCGTTATAAAAGCGATTAAAGCGCTCCGGATTCTCTTTGTATACGGATATCAATTCGTTAATATTGGTCAGTTTAAAAGAAGATAGGTTCATGGTATGTCATTTTATGGATTATAACTCAATTTCTGCTCGGGTTCCGGAGGGAGTGGGGGAGCATCCCGCTTGGGATCGAGCATTTCAATACTTTCGGCTACGATTTCAGAAACGGTTCGTTTCTGGCCGTCATTTGTTTCATACTTCCGGGTTGTGAATCTGCCTTCAATATACAGTTTGCTTCCTTTGTGGGTGTACTTCTCAATGGTTTCCGCCAATCCCCTCCAGGCTACGACGGGTATCCATTCGGTTCTCTCCGGAATCGTTTGACCGGCTTTGTTTGTATAAGCACGCTCTGTACATGCAATAGAAAATTGGGCTACTTTGATGCCGGTTTCAGTGGTACGGACCTCGGCATCACGTCCCATGTTGCCGATAAAAATACATTTGTTTACACTCATTGTTTTTATGTTTAAGTTAGAAAACGAGTTTACCTGTCGGTTGTGGTAACCGGCTATTATCTTCTTTCGGGATAGGTTGGGCTCCGGTTCCTACCGTAAAGTACTCTACACCTCCGGATTTATCATCTACAACCGCCTTCCCGTCCTTATCGACTTGAAAAGGTTTCCCGGTTATACTGTCATATTTGTGAGGATTGAATACATAACCTTTCCAAGAACAATACATTATAAATTTCTTCTTAAATGCGGTTGGTGATACAAACTTTCGTTGCTGATTGTCGTATTGGCAAAATGCGTCATATAAATCTTTCCGGGGTAAACGGACATTGAGATGTTCTTCTCCGGAGAAGTATTCATCAGCCCAGGAGATGAGGGTTTCACCCATTTCCTGACGCAGCTTTCTTTGCTCTAACCTTTCGCCGGGAGCCTGGACAACGCCATAAGTCAAATACAATTGGACGCAATTGGCCAACAGGTTCCAGGTAAGATTCCATTGTTCAAAATCCCACTCCGAGAAGAAGAGGACTCCGAAGTCGTCAACCGGCTTATGGGTATCGTTATAGAAATCGGAGAATGCAAGCAGCCACTGGCGGTCCGTGTAACTTGAACCACTGCCACGGATGGCATGGTTGGTAGCAATATACATTTTGGGTGATCGCGCAAATGGTAAAGTGATCCTTCTACCTCCTTTATAATTTACTGACCAATCCCCGGTAATGTTGGGGAACAGAAATTCAAAGTTGAAGTTTTGTAACACGTCGTCAATAAAAACGAGTTTAGTGTTTTCCTGAATGTCATTCCATACAAATTGATCATTAAAAAGATCAGAGCGTTTTCCGGGAATATAGGCTGTAGGAATGATATTACGCATCAATTCCCCTACAAGTGATTTCCCGGAACGGCCGTTACTTTCTCCTACTTCAGATTGCTTGCCATCCATGCCGATGACAGCTCTGGCCACATTATTGTCTTTCGCTTCCATAACCATGTATCCGATTGCACACAGTTTACTAAGGAGATGGATACGATTTTCATTCTCTTCTTCCGGCTCTATTTCTTCAGCAGATTTTCTCCAGGTAAAGTTACTGGTGTTGATCAGGAACTGGAGGTAATGGGATTTCTTACCGGCCTCTGAAAGTTCGTAAGTAAATGTGTTGTCTTGCCGGCTAAAAGTAACCAACGGTTTACCCAGATATTTGGCCGGTGTCATTTTACGTTGCTCTTCCCAGATGTGGTGTGTGATATTCTCGTAACCGAGTTCGCTTACAGAATCTTTTGTGACCAGCCAGCAATTTTTATCAAAATAGAAATACTGGGATTCCCGGTTGGGCTTAACGAAATTGGGCTGAATGAACTCAAGCAGGGATAACTTGTCCGGACCCACATATTGAGACACGCCTTTAATCAACATTTCGTTTACTTCAGTCTTGCAATTATGCTTGGCAAACTGAAACAGGTAGTCACGGGCATCAGAGGCATCGATAGCACGAACAACAGGCGGTTCAAGGTGAATGAACTGATAACTCTTATCAATTCTCCGCAGACGCCCGAATCCTCTGTTTTGCAAGAAGTTTTGTGAGTTGACATAGCAGAACTCGTATTCAATACGTTCATTTTGGCTACGATCATATTTAGTGACTTCTCTCCAGAACTTTTCATCATCGTCAAAAGGTTGTGCCAAGATTACTTTTCCATGTTCGTCGAATTTCCATCGATATCGGCCGAATAGGAATTCCGGCAGGTTACGCAGGAGGTCGGCATGACGCTCGGCAAAGACTTCATGAGAGTGGAGTCCCCATAATTCTTGCAATTTATGATCTGTCCAGGTAGTTACCTTGAACATCTCAATGTATTTGCCTAAACCTTTCTTTTCATTGCAGGCAAACTCAATATCGGCGGCCAGTTCTTCTTCCTTTCCACGTAGAGAATTTGCAAGCAGATCATCAAGGCCTTTGTCTCCTGCTTCGTTCTTATTAATGTGTCCGACGAATATTTCAACGAAGATGTTCCGGTTCTTGAGAGAACGCATATATTCTTTGAAATTTTTTGCTGCATAGAAAAAACAGCGGGGACGCTTTTCGACCTGATCATTGATCCGGATATTGGAGCTGATATCGTCCCAGTCCGAATCAAAGATAAAAGCAACCTCCTGTACCTCACAGGTAGAGATGATCTTCACCAGGTCTTCCGGAAGGGCACCGTAAAGACCGAGATTCTGTATACCGCTGACCGCGATAGACGGAATGCCGTGCTTACATGCTTTCTCCGCTTTCTTTTCACCTTCTTGAATATAGAGACGGGGTATCTTTGTCTTTGACTTATAGAGACTGCGTATGCGCTCCGGAATATAGATCGGAGTACCGCTGCCACGCGGGGATTTGTATTTGTAAGGTTTACCCTCTTTATCAAGGTGGGCATCCGGAAACTGCCATCTGATACGATAATATTCTTGAGGAGTACCAACGTCCCTTCTTTTATTATCTTTCCGGGTGAAGACAACCGGCATTCCTTCCAGATCATAATATTCGATGATGACATCATCTCCCTTAGTGGTTAACATTCCTCGTTCATCAATGGTACCAGGACGGAAAGTACGTTGTTCGAATATACTTTGTGTATCTCCTGTCTTATAGACCTTTGCTGTGACATCCTCAAAGGTAAGACCTGATTCAGCCAACATCCTGGCACAATAACTGTCGACATCGATACCTTTGGCAGCCTTGCTGCTTTTTTTCATCTTTTTTGCCGGCTGTTTCTTGATGGCCGGATGTTGATCGAGAATGATATTGAATTTTTTGGCAAGGTATTCAAGAGCATCATTGAAAGTCATTCCTTCAGCGGACATTAAGAAAGAAACCGAATCTCCACCTTTCAATTCATTGCATCCAAAGCATTTAAAGATTTGTTTGGCCGGACTAATTGAGAGTTTCTTTGCGGCTTTGCACCGGGGACAATCGCAATTGTAATTCACTCCGGAGCGTTTGAGTTCATGGAAGTCTTGTGCAACATCAAGCAAATGTCCTGTGGCAGCATCTTTGATACGTCTTATCTCATCATCATTAAAATACATAGTTCAAGGGATTAGTTACATGATCAGTTCTGTTTCATTGATTCGGGGTCAAATGAAACCATTTACAATGGATTGGCAGAGGACTGTTTATGGGAGATCGTACTCTTCAGTAACGGATTCGTTTATCACGCTCTGCAGAAGCTCCAGATCTTTATAGAGGAAAAGGACTTTAACCATACCGTCCTTTACAACTCCCATTTCCATCTCAATTTCTAAATTGTTTTCGTGGACCTTATCTACGATCCGGTCTACGACTTGTTTGTCTAATTCGATTATATCTTTAAACATAGTTTTTCCTTCCTTCTTATACAATTTTGAATATTAATCTTCTTCAACGAAAGTGTTAGTCGTGTTTATCACACCAGCAGAATCAACACTCTTTCCATCGCGGATAAACACTTTCTCACGAATTAGCTCTTCATAGTCATACTGTGACATTCCGATGACACACACACGACCATCAATATACAATTTACATTTCATCAATTCAGTTCCTTCAACTGGACCGATGACATCTATTTGCATTGTTCTTTTATTCATATCTGTACTATTTTGAGTCTAAACTGTTATTAGTCAATTCTTTCAAGCCAATCACTAACGCATTTTTCCGCATCTACATAGTTGGCAAACGTTCTTTTTTCAACAGTCACACAGTATCGCATTAATTCACCGCGAATAATCCCTGCGTCATCTTTCCAAACATTTATAGCTCCGTTATCTCCAGCAGAAGTACAGGCATATCCAAGTTCAAGAGTTGCCTCTATATCGTTTACATCCTTGAACCAATACGCATCTATTTTCTCTCTCTTTACACCCGGAAGTCCATCTAATCGACAGATAGGCTTTTCTTTCTTTATTACTATATTCTTATTCATTTCTGTTATGATTTGAATTTAATAGGCGATTGAATCATAGAACTGCCGGTTACGCAAGTACTCT